TCTCTTTCTATCAATGGAGTATTTTATAGGTCACTCAGTACAAGTCATGATGAGGATACTTCCGCTCAACTTAAATTCGCATTCCAGAGCAGCAAAGGCATTAAAGAAGTTCCTTTAAAAGGAGAGATTGTAGAAATACAAACTCTAGCGAGTGAAGAGAGAACTTTAGATCCCAATAATCAGAAAACCTACTGGACTAAAATTATACCAATCTGGAACCATCCACATCATAATGCTTATCCCGATACAGAACAAGATGGAGAAGGAGACGCAGATTTAGGAAAAGAATTTAAAGAGGAATCAACAGTAAATCCACTACAGCAATTTCCTGGCGATATCACCATGGAAGGTAGACACGGACAATCTATAAGATTCACAGGCACTAAATTTATTTCTAACCCTTGGATAGATGATTCTAATAACGGTAAACCTCTAACAGTAATTAGTAATGGTCAAAAAGAAACTCAAAACGGGGACGAGACTATTATTGAAGATATAAATGAGGATCCTTCAAGTATATACTTAGCTTCTGATCATAAAATAGAATTAGAACAAGCTAATGATAAGAGAATTGCTTGGGAAAAAATACCATTAGACTCAGATCAATACAAAGGAAAACAAGTTTTAATTAACTCAGGTAGGTTATTTTTTAATGCTAATGAAGAAGGAGCATTTATCTCTGCTAAAGAACAAATAGGGTTTAACGCTAAAGAGATAGGAATTGATGCTGAAAAGTACATAGGGTTAGATGCTAAGAAAATATATTTAGGAGAAGCAGGTTTTTTTGAAAATGAGCCTGTTTTACTAGGACAGCTAACCATAGATTGGTTAGATGATTTTTTATCTAAATTTGAAACAGTTGCAAAAACACTTTCTACTCTTCCCCCTGCTCCACCAGCAGCAGTAGCTAAATTGATTGCTACAGGAGCTTCCCTTGTACCAGTCATACCAGCCCTTAGAAATCTTCTCAAAACACTTCCATCTAAAAAAGTATTTACTGAATAATGCCTTACGTTAATATAAAACCTCCGAAAATACAAGGCGCCGTAGCTAAAATTATAGGCAAAGCTCAAGGTAAAGTAGCTGAAGATGTTACAAAGAAATTAATACCTCTACTAAACAATGTTAGAAAAGAAGGCTGCCCTAATCTTAGAGGCGTTCAGAGCAATGAAAACAAAATAAACGGTATAAACAGATCGTTAGCCAGGGTCGACAGAAGAGTATCTAAGTTTAGAAAAATACCAAGAACCGTACTAGCACCTGTTAATGCATTAGAAAAAATAGTAAGTATAATTAAAAAAATACCTATACCTCAATCAGTACCTCCAGGATTTGGTCTGCCGGTAGCTATTACAACAGTTTATGCAGATCTACTACATTTAATAAAAGAAAAAATAGTACAAGCAAAAGAAATAGCAGAATCCGTAGAAGCAGTACTAGACACCCCAGAAAACTTTTTAAGCTCTACTAGAAACCTTATTAATAGAGCCTCCTCTGCTACGCTTAGCTGTAAAGTTCAAGCAAAACTACAAGAAGAAGTTAATAACGGAAACCTAAACATAAAAGATCTCCAAGCATCGGGTGTAGTAGATCAAGATGAAATTTTTATTTTTTCTAAATTAGTTCCTCGATTTATAGGGAACCTTACACTCAACAATGACGGTACTCTATCAGATAGTAGCTCTGTAAATAATCTAAGTCAAGGAACAGGTGCAGATGGTTTAAAACAAGCTCAAGAGCAGGGTGCAGATGGTTTAAAACAAGCTCAAGAGCAGTTAGAAAAAACCTTACAGGCTTTAGACAAAAGCGGTATCGATCAAAGCGTCAAAGATGATTTAAGAAGACTGATAGGTAGTTTAAGAGATCTATCTGCTGCCGACACTGTTAACGAACAGCAGTTTGGAGCATTTAATTATGTAGATGCTAACGGAAGAGTATTTATCCTTGATATTGTCAATGATCCTAAAGCACCCTCTATAGCACCTAGAAAATTTGCTGTAGCTAAAGACCCGGTAGAAGGGGTTGTGTTACTTAGAGGTACTCCTTCTTTTACAACTGATATAACAGTCCTATTAGATGAAATAAAATTTAGATTAGACAATCAACTTCCATAACCAAACTATTTATATATATGAAACTCGATCAATTACGTAAAATAATCAGAGAAGAAGTAAGAGCAGCTGTTAAGGAGGAGTTACAAGAAGTAATGAATGAAGCTGTTAAAGCAGCATCAACTCCACAACAAAGCTATACACAAGTGCCTAAAGGTCAACCTAAAAAATGGTCTATAGGTAAATCAGCTACATTAGATGAAATGCTATCGGCAACAAGATCAGAAATGTCCGGGCAGGACTATAGTAATATTGTAGGAGGTGCAGGAGTACAAAAACCAAATTTTGCATCTACAATGGCAACTCAAATGAGTATAGAGAATCAAGGTCCTATGCCAGGTATTGATATCTCTAAATTAGATTTCGTATCTAAAGCTAAAAATGTTTTAGATGCAGCTAACAAAAAAGATAAACAAAGAGCAGGAGTATTATAATGGCGTTTGAAGTTAAAAAGATAGATCCGTTAGATTTACAGCCTAGAAAAGCTATAGGAGTTGCACTCCCTTTTTCTAGTACAGCTGTATTCAACTCAACTTATCAGTCGAAAGATGCGTTGAAGACTAATCTTATTAACTACTTTTTAACAGCAAAGGGTGAAAGATATATGAATCCCTTATTCGGTAATGCACTTCAAACATTATTATTTGATAATTTAACTGAAGATAAAATTAAACAAATCGACGCTTTAATAAGAAACGATCTACAGATTTATTTCCCTAGAGTCCAGCCAGTAGAAATCAACACAACAGGAGACCCAGATAGAAACACAGTTCAATTCTTTCTTAAATACTCAGTTTCTGAAACAAACATAGAAGATGAATTAGTAATAAACTTTGAGCAGTAATGGCCGAATCAAGAGACATAAAATATATTAATAGAGAGTTTGATGACTTCAAACAGGAGCTAATCGAATACGCTAAGAACTACTTCCCTGACTCTTATAATGACTTCTCACCTACATCTCCTGGAATGATGTTTATAGAAATGGCATCATATGTCGGTGATGTGCTATCTTTTTATCAAGATACACAGTTACAAGAAACATTTTTACAAAATGCTAAAGATCCCGCTAATCTTTATACTTTAGCCTACATGATGGGCTACAGACCAAAAGTTACATCTGCTGCACAAGCCGAACTTACTGTGACACAAAGGGTAGCAGCAACAGGTGTAGATTATAAACCAAACTGGAATCAAGCATTAAGGGTATCACAAAATGCTATCATACAAGCCGACGTTTCAGGAAACCCTACATTTTTAACTGATAAAGTTGTAGATTTTAAATTTTCAAGTTCTTACGATCCAACTGATGTAAGGATATACTCAGTCGACGGAGGCAACCCAGCAGAATTTTTACTAACAAAGAAAGTAAACGCTTCCACAGGTACTATTAATACTACAACAAGGACTTTTACTTCTGCCGAAAAGTTTGCTACAATAGAAATAGAGGATCAAAATATAATAGGGGTATTAGATATAACTGATAGTGACACTAATACTTGGACTGAAGTTCCGTTTTTAGGTCAAGAAACAGTTTACGAAGAAGTCACTAATACAGGAACTAATTCTAACCTAGTCCCTAATTCTCTAAGATTGAAAAAGGTACCTAGAAGGTTTGTAACTAGATTTACTTCACAAGGAGTCCTACAGGTACAGTTTGGTTCTGGAATAGCAGGATCTAATGAAGATACTTTTCTGCCTAACCCGTTAAATATAAGTGAAGACTTAATTGATGGAGACATAAACGAACTTAATAAAGCTTATGATCCATCAAATTTTTTATTTACTTCAACATACGGATTAGCACCAAATAATACTACTCTAACTATAAGGTACCTAACAGGAGGAGGAGTGGAAGCTAATGCACCATCTAACACTATAAAAACAATATCCGGTGTAACTTCCACTGCTACTGATTTAACTTTTCAATCAACCTTAGCGTTTAATAACGAAAAAGCTGCCACAGGAGGAAAGGATGGAGACTCAGTAGAAGAATTAAGACAAAACTCTCTTAGGTCTTTTGCTGAACAACAAAGAACAGTAACCTTACAAGATTATACTGTTAGAGTATTATCTTTACCTTCGAGGTTCGGATCAGTATCTAAAGTATTTGCAACACAAAATCAAGCTTCTAGTAGATCTACCTCAGCATTAACCTCTAACCCATTATCTGTAGATTTATTTGTATTAGCACTAAACAATCTAGGAAAACTTA